CGGATCGATGAACGGTCCAACTGCGATGCTCTTGGCGGCCGAGTACGCCAAGGAAGCGATCGCCACCGATCTCCGCATCGACAGCGTGACTGGCGCGACCGGCACCGCGTCGTTTGATGCCATCGAGGTCGTCGTCGACGCCATGACGATCCAGGGCGCGACGACCTCGGCCGGCGCCACGTACTGAACCACGTGTAGAGGAATTGCCCTGGCTTTTCAGATAAAGAATTTCGTCTCGATCGTCGCCTCGATGATCAACCGCATGAAGGCGACCCAGACCAGCCTGACCGACTTCAATATCGGCGCCGTCAATCGCACGCTGATCGAGGCACCGGCCATCGAGATCGACGAGCTGTACCAGCAGATGTTCATCGGGCTGAAGGAGGCGATACCGGTATCGATCTACCAGGCGTTCAATTTTCCGCCTTTGCCGGCGCAAGCCGCGACCGGCACGATCCAGGTCAGCATCGCTGTATCGACCACGCCAACCGTCATCAACGCCGGCACGGCCTTCACCTCGACGGTCAGCGCCACCGCCTACGTGGCGACCGTCACCATCACCGTCCCGGTAGGCGGCACGCTCGTCAACGTGCCGGTCGCGGCGAGCACCATCGGGGCGTCGTCCAACCTGGTGCAGGGTGTGGCATTCACCATGACGCCGTCGCCCGGCGGATTCGTCAGCGCGACCAATCCGGCGCCGTTCATCAATGGCCAGGACGCGGAAACGGCCGACGCCCAGCAGGCGCGCTTTGCCGCCTACATCGCCTCGCTGCCACGCGGCATCATCACCTCGCTCTATTACGGCTTGAGCCTGGCCAATGTGACCGACGCCGATGGCAACGTGATCGAGAAGGTTGTCTATTCCAATGTCATTGAACCCTGGCTGACCGACCAGACGCAACCGGTCAGCCTGGTCAACTGCTACATCCACAATGGGGTCGGCAGCACTTCGGCCGCGCTGCAGAGCGCCGCGCAGCAGGTGATCTATGGCTACTACGATGCCAACGGCAATGCCGTGCCGGGCTACAAGGGCGCGGGCGTCAAGGTGCCGATCATCATCGCCACCGAGGTGCCGGTCAACGTGGCCGGGGCGATCACGCCCTTGTCCGGCATTGCGCTCACTGACCAGGTCGTTAATGGCGTTGCAGTGCCCGGCTTGAACACCCTGGCGAACGCGGCGATTTTTACCTACCTGCAAGGCCGGCCGATCGGGCAGGCCGCTTTGATGGCGGAAATCACGGCGCTCGTGATGGCGATCCCCGGCGTCTACAACTATGTGCCGTCGCAGCCGGCGGCCGACGTCTTGGTCAACGGCACGCAAAAAATCATGCCTGGCGCGATCGCGTTATGACAACGCGCGTTGACGCACCGTGAAACTCGCTAAAAAACTGATCTCGTACTTGCACCGGGTCTTCAACAAAGACCCGCAGCCGTTTCTCGCCCTGCAAATCGCCTACGCCGGCGGCGCCTTCACCTGGCAGATCGCGGACCAGGCGATGGCGCCGAACAGCATTGCCTGGGATGACGGGGTCACGAATTGGGACGAGGTCGATTACGCCTGGGACATGTATTCGGTGCTTGCGCCAGGCACCACCAGCATTTTGACGATCACACCGGCAAACGGCGCCGTGCCGTTGGTCGCGGACTTGAGCCTTTATACGGTTGCGGAACTGGCCGCCTTCATCGATACCCAGCCGGGCTATGCGGTTCCCTATCAGGACACGTCACCTTATTCGACCTTGAGCGCGCTTGTCTTGCTCGACGGGGTGGGCAATTCGATCAATGCGAACGGCAACTGCCTGTTCGGCTACACCAGCCTGACCTGGGCCTTCATCGACGCCTACGCGGCCGAGCTGGAAACGGCCAAGGCGCAGATAACGAGCATGCCGGCGCAAATGAATCCGTTGACGGCCTCGGGTTCCTGGGTCGATTTGCTCGGCCAATATTTCAATGTGCCTCGTCAGATCGGCGAATTGGATGCCCAATACGGCGCGCGTCTCATCGCCACGGTAATCCGTCCTCTCGGCAACAACATCGCGATCGCCGAGGCGCTGCGTGCCATCAATGGCGGCCTGGCCGTGACGGTGAGCGACTACGATGGCTTGACCAACAACAGCTATGGCTTGTTCGACGTCGAGTTTTCGGTAAGCCTGGCGCTGTTGAACGTGACGACGACCGCTGATCTGACGGCCTTGATCACCACGATCATCGGCGCGATGCGCCTGGCCGGCACCTTCATGCGCACCTTGTCCATCATCACGCCGGTCACTGCTTCCGTGTATGTTGCCGCGACGGTGCGCTCGGGCGCGACCACCAGGGTGTATCCGGCTGGGGCCGCAGCCGGTTTGTCGTGATGCCATCATCCGTTGTGCCTCAAGTTGTGGCACTTTCCGATGCGATGAGATGGCGTATTCCGCAACCCTGACCAATGCCGGCGCGGCCCTCTATGCTGCTGCCCAGGCGTCCAACACACCGATCCAGCTTTCCACCATGGCCGTCGGCGATGGCGGCGGGGCGCCGGTGGCGCTGCCCGATCCAACCCGGGCCACCCTGGTCAACCAGGTGTACAGCACGGCGGTCAGCGCGTTGACTGTCGATACGTCCAATCCCAATCTCTTGTGGGCCGAGATGGTCATCGCGCCGACCGTCGGCGGCTGGACTGTGCGCGAGGTCGGGGTGTTCACGTCGACCGGCGTGCTGTTTGCCATCGCCAACTTCCCGGATACCATCAAGCCGGTGCTGGCCGCCGGCAGTACCCAGGATCTGGTGATCAACTTCGGCATTGCGGTATCGAATACCGGCTTGCTCGCGGTCTCGGTCGATCCGACCATCGTGATCGCGACGCACTCCTGGGTGCTATCCACTGTCACACCGGCATCGCTGTTCCCCGGTGGAACAACCTATCAGGTGCTGCAAAAGAACTCCGGCGACCCCGGTGACGTGTCCTGGCAGGATCCTGGCAATCCCTGGGAATACGCGTTGACGACGACCGGCGGCGTGACGGCGATTACGCCGCTTGCGGCCTATAACCACTTCGTCAAGGTGAGCGGCACACTGGTGTCGAATGCCACGATCGAATTTCCGGACGCGTTTGGCGAGTGGACCGTCATCAACCTGACCACCGGGCCGTATGCGCTAACCGCCGCCGTCACAGGTGGCGCCGGCGTGGCCATTCTGCAGGGGCACGCTGATTCCATCCATAGCGATGGCGTGAACATGGCCTACTCGACGGCGAGCGCGCTGACGCGCCCGCCGAACGACGGCAGCCTGGCGCTGGCAAACACGGCCTACGTCGACCGCGCCGTGTCCGACATCGGTGCCTACGAAACCGATACCGGGGTTGCCAACGCGTATGTCATTGCGGCGATCCCTGCGACCTCGGCCTATGCGAACGGTATGACCTTTCGCTTCCGCGTGGCGCACGCCAATACCGAGGCGGCGACGCTCGATGCCGGCGCCGGGCCGGTGCCGCTTGTCAGAGACGATGGCGCCGCCCTGCAGCCGGGCGACCTGCCGTTCGATACCTTGGCTACGGTCACGTTCGATGCGCCGACTGCATCGTTTATCCTCGGCTCGGTCGTGTATTCGCAGTTCGGTACCGGCGCGCGCCTGAACGCCTCGGATCAGTTCGGTGGCATCTCGGTCATGCAGTGGCATGCGGGCAATCCGAATGGGCAGGTGGCAGGCAATGCAGCGACCGGCGCGCTACCGCCGTCGACGTGCTGGGATACGGTGAATCGAGTGATTTGGTTCTGCGTGACGACAGGCAGCGCAGCGACGGCGGTGTGGTACTCGCCGGAACTGCAAACCGGCGGCACCGTCGTCAACACCTCGGGGATTTTACCGCCTGGCCTCTACTACGTTGACACCTCGGCGGCACCGGTGACGGTCACGGTCCTGGCCGCACTCGCCGGTGCCTACACATTCGTCGATGCCGAGAATACCTGGGGAATTAACCACTTCACGGTTAACGGCAACGGCAATGACATGGGGAATCTCCCCGCCAATGTTGCCGCCACGTTTTTGGCGGACGTCTCCGACTATGCATTCACCATCGACGCCGCAGCGACTTATTGGAGGCTCGTGTAATGGCTAAATTATCCGATTTCGTCAAACCGCTGAATTCGCCGTCCACGCAGCTTGTGACGGCAGTGCCGGGCACAGCGCGGGCTGTCACCAACTATACCCCGGCCAATAATGTCGAGTTGACGTTGATCTATGCGATGCCGACCACCTCGAATACGGGCTTTACGCTCAACGGCGTGACACTTGCCTATACCAGCGGCGCTAGCGGGGGGCAGCTCAGCTTCCTGGTCTTCGCGCTCGGCGCCGGCCAGACATTGACGCTCGATAACGGTCTCGGCCCGTCTTGGGCGTCGTACATCCTCACTGCAAAGAAGATCGATTGATGAAGAAGAGTCTTGTTGTTCTCTGCGCGCTCTTGTCGAGCGCGTTCGCCTGCGCTGCCGGTCCGACGGTCAATCCGTCCATTCCGGCGTTCGGGGCGGGCTTTTCTTCGGCGCCGGTGCGGCAGAATTTCGCAGCGGCTTATTCCGACCTGAGCGGCCTATTCGGGCAAAACAATGGCACGACGGCCCCGGCCGCACCGGTGCTGGGGCAACTCTGGCTCAATACGACGAGCGATCCCTACGCCCTGATGGAATGGGACGGTGCATCTTGGGTACTGCTTGGCACCTTGGATCCGATCGGGCATGTGTGGATATCCTCCAGCGCCGCCGCGATGACGGGCGTCGTCGGCTTTGCCAATGGCGGGACCAATGCGACGAGCGCGTCCGCTGCGCGCGCGAGCCTGGGCCTGGCGATCGGCAGCAACGTCGAGGCCTGGGGCGCCAACCTCGATGCGCTATCGAGCCTGACCGGCGCCGGTGACCTCATTCCCTATTTCACCGGGCCGGGCACGATGGGGGCGGCAGCCGTGTCAGGCGATTGCACGGCTGCCGGGATGGCATTTACCTGCCTGAAGACCAATGGCACAGCCTTCGCCAATAGTGCGCGTATCGATACCACCAACGCCGCCAATATTGGTAGCGGAACCCTTCCGGCCGCGCGCATGCCAACGCCTACCGCGTCGACCTTGGGTGGGATCGAAAGCATTGCCGGCGCGGCCCATAATTGGGTCACCTACGTCGATACCCTCGGCGTTCCTCACCAGGCACAGCCGGCGTGCGCGGATCTGTCGAACGGGGCGACGGGTTGTTCCACGGCGGTCGGGACCAGCGGAGCCACGATGCCGCTGTTGAATGCGGCGAATACCTGGGGCGGTGCGCAGTCGTTTCCCAGCGGCGGCATCAAATTCCAGGGATCGTCGACCGGCGCGACCACCATTACCTACGCCAATACCGGCTCGAGCAATTACACCTTGGGCATCCCGGCGGTCAACGGCAATGTCGTCACGACGGGCGATATCGGGTCGGTCACCAGCACCATGTTGGCGGCGACCGGCGCTGTCGCGGGGGCGTATTCCAGCCCCAACGTCACCGTGGGCACGGATGGGCGAATCACCGCGATTTCGAATGGATCGGCCACCGACATCTACGGGCACATTTGGGGATTCGGCCTTTCGAATGACGCAAGTTCGCCGAACACGGTCGTCGATGTCGCCGCCGGCATGGCTAACGATCACAGCAATACGCTGATGATCACCGGCAGCGCGTGCAAGGTCAATTTCGCCACGAATGGCGCGGGCGGACTCGATACCGGTACGGTGTCTAGCTACTCCTGGTGGGCGGTGTTGGTCATCAACGGCACGAGCGGCACATCTTGCTTGGCAACGAGGGAGACGGCCGGGAACGCGATTTCGCCGGCATTGCCAAGTGGCTACACCTACTATCGCTACGTCGGCAGCGTATTGGCCGCCGCCGGCACGACCTACATCGTACCGTTCAAGCAATATGGCCGGCGATTCTATTGGGCGAGCGCGACAATGGACCTCAATACCTTGGGTGCTGCCACGACGACGACGGCAATCACCTTGACCGTTCCTCCTTCGATCAACGTTTTTCCAATCTTGGACGTAGTTCGCTACAAAGGAGCGGCCGCCAGCGATTGCCTCACGTTGTCGTCCGGCCCATCGACTGGCGGATCGAGCACCTATGTCTGCGCGCAGGTTGCGGTGCAATGGGTCAGCGCCGACATCAGCGACCTGATCACCGACACCAGCGCCCACCTTCAATACGGTGGAACAACCTCAACCGACGCGGTCGTGATCCAAACCGGCGGGTGGATCGACCCGTACGTTGCCCCTAACATGTAGGAGATTGATCATGCGTAAATTCGCCGCTTTTTTCTTGTTGCTTCTCCCTTTCCAGGCGGACGCCGACGATGTCTACGCGGTCGTCCAGAACGGTGCGGTAACCGGGTTTTACGCCAACGCGGCCCCGTCGCCCGCGCCGCCAAATTGCTGCACGGTGATGGATCGCGGCGATCCCCGCATTGTGAGTTTTCTTAGTCCGGCGCCGACGCCGGCACAAGCTTACGATGCGGCCATTGCCGCCGGACTCGTTGTGACCTCGACCGCCACGTCGGCGCTCAATGGCACCTATTCGGTGACCCCGACGGCGCAGCGCAACTTTGCGTCGATCGCGGCCAGCATCGGTTCCGGCCAGGGACTGCCGCACGGGGCGGCGACGATATCCTGGCGCGATGTACAGGGCGCGCCGCACGTGTTTACGGCGGCGCAGATATTAAGCCTGGCCGATGCGGTGCGCGACTATGTCTACGACTTGCAGCAAACGCAGACGGCCATCGAGGCCGCCACGGTGGCGACCTGGCCGGCGGCGAATGTGACGATTCCTTGATAGGAATCGGACCTGTCAAAGGGCTGGCGCGTTTATTTTTTCTCACACGTTGTAGCGCGCGTGCGGCATCAGCGTTTCTCATGAGTCGTGATTTCAAGATGGGGGTTCTTCCCCATTTTTTGAAAGACACACCATGTCGCTCCATACCGTCAGCATTACCCTCCCGCAAACCTCGATCACGTCGCAATCGCTGGCACTGGCCGACGGCGCCAGCGTCGCCGGTATCAAGTTTAGCGTCGGCGGCGACGCCACGCTCGCACCCCAAACCATCGCCGGGCCGGCACCCTACAGCGCGACGTTTACCGATGTTGCGGAAGGCTCCTATGTCGCGACCTTCCAGGCCGTCGATAGCCTAGGCAATGCCTTGGGCAGTGCGGTGACGCAGTCGTTCGTCGTGGCACCGGACGCGACCAACGTCGACGTGCCGACCGGCGTCGCGACCATCGCGATTTCGTAATCGGGCCAAGGCGATGCGCGCGGCACTGCGGCGTTGGATTGAGCGGCTGAGGCGCTGCCGCAGCCGCAGAACCGATGTCCCGGTGCCGGCGGCGGACGCGGAAATCCGCGTAACCGGGTGAGTTGGGTGACGCATGAGGAGGATCAACCATGGACAAACGCCGCTTGAAGGTGCTGGCGATGGACGAATGGCAGTTTCGTTCCTTCGTCGACGACCAATTCCGTGCCGCCGACGCGCGCTCGCAGGATCACAAGGATCTGCTGGCCGCGAACATGGCCCTGACGCAGCGCATTGCCGACTCGACGGCGGAAATCGTGGAAACCTTCGGCGCCACGAAGAAGGGCGCGCAGATTCTGTCGGCCATCGGCCGCTTGGCGATGCGCTTCGGCCTCTGGCTGTCGAAGCTTCTTTTTATGATCGGATCGCTGTGGGCGATTTTTCATGGGCATTGGCCCAAAGGTAGCGAATGAACACGGTAGAGACAGTAACTCAAGCAGCACAATCGGCGACACAGCCTGCGGCCGAAACACAGCAGCATATGACGCCACAGGAATTTCTCGCCGACCTGGCGCCGCTGGCGATCGCTTCGGCCAAGGCCACAGGCATCCCAGCGGGTTTCGTGCTTGCGCAAGGCGCGCTGGAATCGGGCTGGGGCAACTC